ATTCCTGGTAGATTAGCAACTAAGTTTCTTGGTAAGGCAGGTCTAAAAGCAGTGAAAGGCATCTTTGGCAAGATACCGATCATTGGTCCTATAATTGTTGCAGTCTCCTCTTTACTTGCAGGAGAACCACCTGCTCAGGCACTATTCAAGGGTTTGGGTGCTGCTGTTGGTGGATTACTTGGAACACTTATTCCTATTCCTGTCATCGGAACTCTTCTTGGAGAGGCGGTAGGTGTATTTGTAGGTGATCTATTATATGAACTAATCCGTCCTGGTGGTGGTCCGGACAAGGTGGGTGCTAAGTTCATGGAGGCCATGAAAGGCATCTTTGAAGGTGGTAAGGCAGTCACTGCATTTATTGGTGATGGATTCAAACGATTCATCAAAGGATTCTTTAAAGAGCATTCAGTACCTGTCCCTGAAAATAAACTCCTTGGACCACTTAATCCTAGAAATATTGCAACTAAAATAGCAGAGGGATTAAAAATAAAAGATTTTCTTAAAGATGTTGGTTATGTGGGAAAAGATGATGAAGTTGAGAAGTTCCCGAACTTACTTCAGTTATATAATCCTTTTTCAATGATACCATTGTTGTTAAAATCATTCTTCCCACCAGCAAAGAATCCACCCCCTGAGACCGATGAGGGATTTGGTTTCGCTAAGTTCTTCTTTGGTAAGGATGCAAATACAGCAGGCGGTGATTTGACTGGTAGTGGCAGACGTGATTCCAGTGCTAGTGGTGTTAGGGGAAGTAATATAAGAGCGATTGGTAAGAGTCTTGGAAGTAAAGGATTTGCTGTTGCAGAACACCCTGACTTTACTAAAGATACTTCTGGGGGGAGATATACACCAGGACAAGGCAGTGTCTCTAATGTTCACCGTGGTCGTGGTCATTATGAAGGTAGAGCAATTGATGTTACAGATTTCAGAGGATCTATGGAGGATTCTAAGGCAAGATATAGAACCGTTCTTGATGAACTGTATGCAAACAGAGCAAACAATAACATCAAAATGTTAATACATGATAGTTGGGGTGATTATTATTATCCAAATGCATCAAAAGGAGGACCTGCTTCTCTTGGTCACCCAGAACATATGCACATTGAGGTAAAAGATAGAGGTGGTATGATTGGTAAGGGAATGTTTATGAACAAGGGTAAGCCTGAGTTCGTCCTTGATGCCGACTCTACAAAAGCATTAGAAGATAACTTCCCTGGATTCTTACATGCTCTAAACAAAGCAGATTATTCTGGAGCACTCAAAGTATTGAGAAACTATGCAAACTATGAGCAGGGTGGTGTTCAATTTATTCCTGTTCCCATTCCTGCAAAATCACCTGAAACATCCAATCAAATGTCTACTCTTGCAGCATCTCAATCTAGTGGTAGTGGTAATGATTGGAGTAAGATTCTTTATGCGACCGGGTAAATAGTAGTAAGAGGTAATACTAAATGGCAAACTCCCCAGTAATATCAAAACAGGCAGAACCTGCATCCATTAACAAGTTAGTTATCTTTTCCAATAAAGATAATGGAAAGACTAGTAGTGACATTGCAAATGGTATCTCTCAGTTTCAATATTATGAAAGTATAATGCAGGATTGTATTAGAGCAACGGTAATTTTTGGTGATACTGGAAATGCTGTAAATGGTAAGACTGTCTTTGAAGGACTACCTCTTGTTGGAACTGAGAGGGTAGAGTTAGAACTTGTAGATAATAATGATCAGAAATTAAAATTAACTTTGTATGTTAATAAGGCAACTCCACTCAGTGACTCATCCACAAAGGGTTTATTCTCACTTGATCTGGTTTCTAAAGAATTCATCCTTAATGAAAAGTCTAGATTGAATAAGAGATTTGATGGTAGGATATCTGATCATGTAAGAAGTGCTCTCACCAGTGGTGGTAGAAATGGTTTGGAGACAAAGAAAAAAATAAACATTGAAGAGACTTCTTTGGTAATAATAAGAAACCATACTATACAATTAATTGGTTATCTAAAATGGCCGTGTCGGCACAGAATCAGAAGAGCGGAGAGAGTGCCGGATATTTTTTCTTTGAGACTTCTGAGGGATTTAATTTTAAATCTATTGATGGATTACTAGCACAAAAGCAGAAGAAGTCAGTCATGTATAATGACTCACCTGATAGGCAGAAAGTTCCTGCTGGATATGATATGAAGGCACTTGAATTTGAAAGAGATAATAGAGTCAATGTCCAGAGAAAGTTTGAGATGGGTGCATTCTCAACACGAATAGTAACTTTTGACCCATTCTCATGTGTTTATAATGTTGACACTCTCACTGCAGAAGAAAAGAAAAAGTCTTTGAAATTAGCAGGTAAAGATCTCCCTAAATTTAATGAAGAATTTGATTCACCAGATCAGAAGAAAGAATTTTCGAGAACAACTTATTATCTCCTTGATACAGGAACTCTACCATCCGGATCATCAAGTCAGCAGATAGAAAAGTCAGCAGAACAAAACGCTCAAATTAAAAAGACTATCAATCAGTCTATTATGAGGTATAATCAATTGTATTCTTCATCTGTGACTATAACCACTGCAGCAGATCTGTCCTTACATGCTGGCGATGCCATTTATGTTGATTCCCCAGAACTTTCAAGAGATACAAAAAATGACACTGTTGACAAACAGACTGGGGGCATATATATTATATCCGATATGTGTCATCACTATACGGCTACAGGAACATTTACACAACTAAAACTGGTTAGAGATTCTTCAGGAAGAAAAGGAAACCACACTAACAGAGATTAAGAATCATGAGTAATAAATCTATTCAACAACATATTAATGATGATAAGGATCTCCTAGAGAATCCTACACTCTCTCCACAGATGCGTCGTCATACTGAAGACGAACTACATCATCTCGAACTGTATCAGGCATCTCACCCAGATGAGAACCATGATCCTACCCCACTTGAAATGTATTGTGACGAAAATCCTGATGCAGATGAATGCAGGATTTATGAGGACTGATGGAAGGAGGAGCACTATTTAATCCAGGATTTTTAGGAGGATCCTTCCTATGGTGGGTTGGTCAGGTTGCTGATCAATCCGTGTGGAAGGAGAATGTAAAGGATAGTAAGCACAAAGGATCTGATGAAATCCCCGGTTGGGGATACAGATATAAGGTGAGAATTATTGGTTTGCATGATCAGGGTGAGGCAACAATACCTTCTGATCAACTCCCATGGGCTCAGGTAATGTATCCTGTCACCTCTGGCGGTGGGCAAGGAAAGTCATATCAAACACCTGGTATTAAACAGGGTAATTTTGTTTTTGGATTTTTCCTTGATGGACAGGACCAGCAGATCCCCGTGATCATGGGTATCCTTGGTGCCAACGCACAGGTTCCAAAGTCAACTCAAACTGGAGCAACCGAAGGTCAAAACTTCACCTCGCAGAGTGGTGGAGCAGATAAAGTTGCTGATGATGATCTGTTGACTGAGAGACCATCTGGAGTTAGTCCCGATGGGCAACCAACTGGTGGGGATGATCCCAACAATCCACCAGCAGAGGATGTTGCCCCAACTAAAGAGAGTCCAGCTGCTCCACATCAGAAGACAGCAGCAGATGAAAGAAAGGATGAGGTATTAAAGAAAAAACGTCCAATATGGTGCACAGATCCGAGACAAACATCTCCCATGAAAGGGATTCAAACTCTCATAAGTGAATTGACAAAGAAGATTCAAAAACTACAAAGTGGTTTGCAAACATATGTAAGTGCTATTAGTTCTGGTATCAATGTTGCTAACGGTTTGATCAATCAAGTCAATGAGATTGATGCCCTGATAAAAAATGTATCATGCGAGATTGCAAAATTTTTAAGAGCAATGATCGCCTTGGTGCAAGATTTTGTAACTGATTTATTCACTAAAGTTTTGCAACCAATATTCAATATCTCACCCCCAACAATTAGAATTGAAATCCTAGATAAGTTGGTCAAAGGATTGGAACTGATTGAATGTTTATTCAATAAGATTGGTCTTTCTCTGTGTGATTCCGCTGAAAAATCTTTGAAAAATTCTTTTGCAAGAAGAGCACAAGGTCGTCCAGCACCAGCATCTGTTCAACCATTCTTAACAGATCAATATGCAAATATTCCCTGGTTTGCTGATGTTGATGACGGCAGTGGTGATGGTAGATATAATCCCACTCCTCTATGTTATGCTGAAGAAATAGTTGGTGAGATCTTAGGGGAAAATCTGAATGACATTATTAATACCTTTGATGCTGCAGTATTACCAATTGTAAGAGATGTCGAAACTGCTCTGAATGATGTTAGTGCAGCTGGATCCGCAGCAGCAGGTAAAGTTGGTGTTAGACCAAGAAATCAATCATCCACTGGTGATGGTCCTCTACTACCAAATATTCCAGATCTCCCAAGTCTTCCTAGTATTCCAAGTCTTGGTAGTCTCGGTGCATTAGGTGGTGGTGGATTTGATATTGCCTCTGCACTTAGTTTTATTAGTGCACTCACTAGTTTCTTTGATTGTGACCTATCATTAATATGTTCTCCTAATGAGTATCACACCTTACAGGAGGGTGGAAATGCAACACCATCTGAGGATGAAGCAAGCAATGTAGAAATCGCTAAAACAGCACAAAGAACAGCAGAGAAACCTCCTGGTGTAACTAATGATGGATTAGATAATTTGAGCACAGAGCAATTGAGAGGTAGGTTGGATCCGACCGTCACAGGTGCTTCTAATCCAGCAGTGTTTAATGCTGCATCACAAGCAAGACAAGATGCAAGAAACAGTGGAGCAAGTCCTGAAGAAGTTGAAAGAAGAGTTTTAGTGGCAACAGTTAGAGCAACTAAGCAACCTAAACCTGCTCCCACACCATCTCCTACTTACGATAAGCCGTAATGAATATAACACCCCCATCAATAGACTTAATAAAAGTCGGATATATCAGCACGACAGAGGGTTATGTATCTGGTCTTACTATAGAGGATGCGATTGAGCACGAAAAATCATATCCAGGAGAGACATATATTTTTGTCGATGCTGATGCGAATATTAGATATTTAAAAATAGATCAGGTCAGGCAGTTGACCACCACAAGTTTGGAAAGAACTCCGTTTTGTGACACCGGACCAAAACCATGTGGTCCTCCATCTATTGTATTTTCTGGTGGCGGTGGTATTGGAGCCAAAGCAAATCCAATTGTGGATGTAAATGGTAATCTGATTGCGGTCGATATAGTTTCTGGTGGATGGGGATATACGAGCATTCCGAGAGTCCAGGTTATTGATCCATGCGATAATGGTAGTGGTGCCGTTTTGAGACCAAGACTAAAACGTGGTCGAGTAGTTGATGTGTTTGTCATTGATAGTGGTAGAGGTTACTTGCCACCATCACAAACTGTCCCTCAATATCCTGCCAGGGTTTGTTTGAAAGAGATACTTGTAATAAATCCAGGTTTGAATTATAATTGTGGAGTTGATGAGTTAGTCGTAACACCTGACAATGGTGCAAAACTAACATATAATTGTGATTCTTTTGGTAGAATAAAATCTGTCAATATAGTAAGCACTGGTTGCTATTCAGAATTGCCAACCATCACAATGAGAACCAAGACTGGTGTTAATGCATCTTTCGCTCCTCTGTTCAGTGTCACTCGCGATCCAAATATACCAGAAGAGATTCCAGCAACTGGTGTTGTTCAGGTCTTTGATTTGGTTGGACTGACACTTCAAGGATATGTGGATGGGACAGAATACTATGGAAAAGTATTCTTTGATGCTGGAGTTAAGTATGCAGGTAATAGAAATACTGGTGTGATTGTCTATGAAACAAGAGCACAAAGTATTGGTGCAGCACCAGTAGAAGCAAGGATTACTCCAGATACTGATGTAACTGATACATTCGTTCCTCAAACAAGTGAAGGAACCACTGAAGCACCCGAGGTAGCAGCAGCTGAGGTAATTAGTTCTACTCCGACAATAGTTCCTGTTATATCGGCACCTACACCACCTCCAACGGTGGCACCACCAACACCAACAGTGGCACCTCCTCCACCTCCTCCTCCACCACCACCGGCAGCACCACCTCCGCCGCCACCGCCGCCACCAGCAGCACCACCTCCGCCACCTCCCTCATATGGCGGTGGTTACTAATAAATATTAAAACCAACCCCTAAGTTATGGCAGAAAAGAGAAATTTTTGGACACAAGTCATAAGCGCCATGAATGGCGCTATGATTTTTGGTGGGTTGAGTCCCAAGGGTGATGTCACATCAAGTTGTGAAATAAAAGCACTTGATGGTAGACATTTCTTTGATATGACTGAGGATGGTGTTCGTAAAGGATGGACAACTTCCAATTCCCCTGGAGCATTTCAAGTTAATGCTGGTGAAGACTTAGATAAAGATCAACATGCTGTTTTTATTAATGCAGAAAATGGTGATGTCATTATCAGAGCAAGGAATGGAAAGTTAAAGTTAGAAGGTCTTGATGTGCAGATTGCTGCAACAGGATCGGGTAAAGAAGGTTTTGCCGAAATTCAAGCAAATCAGGACATCAATGTCACTGCTAGAAATATAACCATCAATCCTAAAAACTCACTAAAAATGATAACAAGTGGTATACTGGTATTAGATGGCAAATTGGGTATACAAATTTTATCCTCCATGGTTAATGGAGCATCTAGTGCAACGAATAGTAGAAAGAAACCAGGACAAATAAAATAAGGAGGTAATATGTCATTTCAATTTGATGAAACACATGTATATGGTGGGCAGCATCTTGTTTGTCCAGAGAACAAAATTCCTATTGCATTAGGAGTTGCAGCAACTAAGATTCCAGGTTCTCAGTATGTACAAGGACCTTCTTTGTTTGGTGCTGACAAGAAGTTTCCAACTCCTTATGCTACGGTGATGATTACACCACCAGCACACACAGGACTGCCTACGCTGGTTCCTGGTGCGACTGCTTATGGTCCTCCCAGTAATCCATTTTCATTAGCAGTTACCGGATCATCTGCCTTTTTGGGACCAGTTGAAACTAGTTCTAAAGTAATTGTGGGTGGTAGTCTTGGTGCTCAAGGAGAAGTTGTTTCCAACTGTGGAGTTCATGTTCTCTCAGCCAAAAAGAATTTCGACATTCCACATCCAACAAAAGAAGGATGGAGACTTCGCCACACTTGCCCCGAGGGACCATCAAATGATGTATACTTTAGAGGCAGGATTTCAAATAAAAATAAAATCTATCTACCTAAGTATTGGGAAGAACTTGTTGACCCAACTACAATTACAGTCAATTTAACTCCGATTGGAGCACACCAAAATGTGATTGTAAAAAGAATTGGTGAAAATGTAGTTCACCTTCAAGCAAACGGTGGACTGCCCATCAATTGCTTCTTTCACATATTTGCAACTCGTGCAGATGGTGAAAGACTTATCCCAGAATATGAGGGAGAATCACCTGCAG